GCCCGCAGTTCAAAAAATCTGCCAGCTTCTGCATGGCCTCCGGATAGTCACTGCGCGGCAGATCGCCCTCATAAAATAGGGCCAGGGCCACCCGCCAGCGGATGAATTCCGGCTCGCTGGCATCGTTCAACCGATGCAGAATATCCAGAATATCGCGGTAATCCGAATGAATCGGATATGCTTTTCCGCCAACCTCCAGCCGGGTGGGCAGCCGCCAGCTGCTCATACCTGCACCCCGCGCGCGGCGCGCGCTGCCTGGGCCTGCTGCACGGCCAGCGTGGCTTTGGCATCCGCGCACTGGCGGGCACCGGCTTCCAGAATGGGCTGCAATGCCGCAAACAGATTGGTGATGACCCGCTCGCCGTTGCCGGCAACCGCCAGCAGATTGGTGCCGCCCAGCATGGCGTCAAAATCATTGCCGGGGCCAAATACTTCCGCCAGCAGCCCCTTGGCGCGCTGATCCGCCTGGGCCAGCAGCTGTATGGCATCGGTCCCAGTGGGGCTTTGCGCCTGCACCTGCTGTTCCAGCTCTTGCAGCTGATTTTGCAGGGTGCAAAAACGGCTGTAAACATTGGGGTCGCTGGGGTTAAAGCGCAGCACTCCGCCGCCGTGCTCCGGCCCGCCATTGACCGCGTATTCGCGCAGGCCGGTATCAATCGTAAGTTGTTCCATAAAGCCTCCTTTAATGTAACAGAAATCTGTAATCACGATAGCTAAAAAATGGTGAAGCGCTGCTGCACACTTCACGAAGAAAAAAGGTGAACAAGAGAATTTTGGTGTACCCTCTGCCAAGGGAACGCCAAACAAAACTTACAGCGGAAATACCGGAATCCTAGGGTGTACCTGAAATGTCAAAAATTTAGTCTATTTCTACAAACATAGTGGGATTTTGCCTTAAATCCCGCTTGTGTTTGCGAAATATCCATCTTTTTCTTGTTTTCAAATACACTTTAAGGCAGGTGAACGATATTGGGAAAAGAAATCCTAAACGTAAAACGCAGCCCGGCAGCCGCCGATTTGGGCATTATACAGAACAATAAAAAGATAGCGAAAAACCTATCATTCCAGTATTCTGTAAAATTCTGGACCTTGTGGCTATCATAACGCAATATTACAGAAATGTCAACAATAAAATTCAGAAAACCGAAATCGCGATGGAATACCGGTACCGTAATACTCCACAAAAGCCCGCAAACATAAAAACTCTCCGCCGCACAGTGCAATGTTGTGGGCGGAGGGAGAACCGTGTTTAGAGTGATTTGCTGCGTTAGAGCGCGGCAGCAAAACAAAAATGATGCAGACAAAAGTAAATGAGAGGAGATAAGCAGACCGGAAACATCCGGCACAACACAACAAAAAAGCTCCAGCGCCTTCTACCCTTATGGCGCTGGAGCGAACTTACTTGATTGGAGTCATAGCCTCATACCCGATTGTATTATTTTTCGGACCGTTTGCACATTTTCATGGCAACCTCATCCTTTAACTTTGATCGAATGTTTTTAAACCTAGTTTTCTTTGTTTTGCAAATCGGAAACGGGTTTCATTCGCTGTTGTTCGATGATTTTGCGTTTGCTTGAAATTCCTGATTCCCTTTGGTTCGTTATTTGCTGCCTGGAAACATTTTGCAAGGAAAACGATTCTTGGTGCATCTGTGGAACGGGGAAGTGAACTTCAATAATTTTGTGCAGGGTACCTGAATTTGATGCCAGAGGTTGATTCCTCTTTGCTCTAGTACATCGGAGTTTCTCCTTTTGGGGGCGGTGCGCTTGCACCAGCCAGATCAGGTGAAGCATTATTTGTTCGGCGGAGTTAGATCTTTCATAACAATCACCGGTGATTCTGGGTTTCTATTTACGCTTTTGCGTACCAGGTTTTGAACCTGTAATTTTCTATTTAGAATCCTGTCGTCAGTTCTTCATCTAATCTATGTAAACGCGGGGAACTTTTTCTGACGGGATTTCCTGAGCACTGCATTTTAAGCAAGCTACGAACCTTGCATCTTAACTTTTATATCTTTTACAGGTAATGACCTGCGGCTGTTAATGAGGTTCGTTTGCTTTCAGCAGGCCCAGGCCCGCCGGTGATGAATGGGATCTTTGAAATTAGCCATTGGACTTGAGCCTCCTTCCTTACGAATCCTGCCGGCTTTGCCATCTTACTTTCAAGTCCTTCGGTAGCCTCCCGGTCCCTGCTTTCCCAGAGTTCTTCAAGTGTTCCCATTTAGACCTCTTACTGGAAGCCTTTGCGAAATCTGCTTGAAGCTGTCGGGAAAACCGCCGTGCCTTGTTCCGATGCTATTGAAAGTGGCTTTTGCTTGGAGCTTTTAGCTCCTTATCTCCGGCTGTTTTCTTTCTGTGACTATACTATACAATACCCTAAGGAATTTGTCTATTCGCAGATATCCCAAACAAAATATGAATTATTCGTGCATGTTATGGATAGAT